GATGAAGAACTACAAAAAGTGATTGATATATCTGTTAAGTCAGAAATTAATATACAGAATGAGTTACGCAGGAACGCCCTGCATTTATTAAATTTAAAAACAAAATAATGAACTCTAAGCTATTGAGAGAAAAGCGGGCTTCCGATTATGCTATAATGGAAGACTTGCAAAAGAGAGCATCAGCCGAAGGACGTCTAATGAATGCCGAAGAATTGGCACAATGGGATGCCGCCGATGCAAACTTTAAAAACTATACAGAACAGATTTCAAGACTTGAAAGATGGAACGACATTAACACTGAAGAAAGAGGCATTAAAAACATTGAGGACACTATCGCTGCTTTGCCAACTGATAAAAGAGAGATTGTAAAATCTCCAGAATATCAAGTAGCATTTATGAAAGCTATTGCCAAAAGAGAGTTAAGTAGCAAGGATCAATCTTTGCTTAAAGAGATGCGTGGAACGGCAACCATTACCACGTCTGAAAGCGGTTTGGCTGGTGGTTTTGTTATCCCTTACCAATTCTCTTACGAGCTTGAAAAAACAATGGCTTACTACGGTCCAATGTTACAGGTTTCTCGTGTAATTACCACTCCGCAGGCAGGTACTTTGTACTACCCTAAAGTAAATGATACCGGCACAACTGGTTCATGGCATACCGAAGGCGGAGCGGTTACAGTTCAGGACATGACATTTACAAGAGAGACTTTTGCGGCTCACGTAATTAACACATTGGTAAAGGTATCTGTAGAATGGGCAAATGACGAGTTTGGTCTATTAAATACAGAACTACCTATTATGTTAGGTGAGCGTTTAGGTAGAGGTTTAAATACTGCATTTACTTCTGGTGATGGTTCTGGTAAACCTACAGGTTTTGCTGCTAATACTACTCAGGGTGCTGTATCTGCTAGCCAAACGGCTTTTACTGCATCAAATTTAGTTGACCTTATTCACTCGGTGGATATTGCCTACAGAAATAGTCCATCTGCTGCATTCATGATGAACGACACTATTTTAAGCGCGGTAAGAAAACTAAACTTAGATAACAGTAACACAACCTTATTTCAACCATCATTGAGAGATGGTATTCCGGATAGATTATTGGGTTATAATTTTTATGTAAACAACGATCTTCCTGCAACACAGGCAACGGCTGCAAAAATTGTTTATTTCGGTGATTGGTCGAAATACCTTATTCGTCAAGTATCAAATAATGTCTTAGTGCCATTACGTGAAAGGTTTATGGACGAAATGGAGCTAGGATTTTTACTATACGCGAGATATGACGGTAAACTTTTACAAGCTGCTGCCATTAAGCACCTAGCTAATAAGTTGACCTAGTAAATAAAAAATGGGATGGGTAGCAATATCCATCCCTTCTTTAAAAAATGTACAATGGCTTGGAAAGTAACGACACAACCATCTTTAGAGGTTTGGACATTAAGCGAAGTAAAAAATTATTTGAAGGTAGATACTTCTGCGGACGATACTTTAATTACTACTTTGCTACAGTCGGCTCGTGAAGTTGCTGAAAGGTATCTGAATCAGGCGTTAATTACCCAAACAATAACGGAAAAATTAGATAGGTTAAACAAGCCTATTATTTATTTATCCGTATCTCCAGTTATTTCGGTTACATCTTTTCAATACGCAGATAACCAAAATACAACACAGACATACAATAGTAGTAATTACATTGTAGATAATTTTGAAAAACCTGCTAGACTCTCTTTGGCTTACGGCAAAACATGGCCAACACTTTACGGTAATATAAATGATGTAACTATAATTTATACGGCTGGATATGGAGCGGCTGCATCTAATGTACCTATGCAAATAAGACAGGCTATTTTAATGATGGTTGCGGATGCCTACGATAATAGAGAGGATTATGTAAAGAAATTACCAACGGCTTCGGAGTATTTACTTGATCAATATCGCGTACAAATATTATAATGAGATATAATAAAAAAGAAGAGATTGGGAAATTACGAGAAAGAATCATAGTGCAAAATGTTACTAGGGCTGCTAGCACTACTGGTTTTGGCGTTGAAACATGGGTTAATTTTGTAGAAGTTTGGGCGGTAGTTGATTACAAAGGAATAAACAAAGAAGAAGTTGAGGGAGGCAAAATAACAGCCTTATCTCAAATCCGAGTTACTTGCAGAAATAGAACTGACATAAACGAGCAGCAAAGAATAATTTGGATGAACAAATATTATCAAATCGAAAATATACAGATAAGTGCTGATAATATGTATTTGCATTTATTTTGTTCATTTGCTCAAAATTACGCGTAATGTCAATATCAAGAAGTAAATTAAATAGGCTTAGGGCTCTCGAAAACGAGACCCAAAAGAAAACAACTAAAGGAGGTAAACTCTTTAAAATGTACAACTTTGCTAAGTCTGTTACTGAACTTGATGACATGCTAAATAAGGTTACAAAAGAAAAGCGAAAAGAAATATCTGACGCAGCCGCACCGATAGCATTAAAGGTTTATAAGTCATTTGTTCCACGTTCAAATAAACCGCACAAGTTTTATTCTCGTGGAATGGAAAAAAATAGCGGCCCGAAATACCATATTGAACCGGGCAACCTTAGACGTTCCATTCAAAATATTTCGGATAAAAAGTCATGGAAAGCTTTGTTAACATCTGTTGGTCCTTTATACAAAGATGCTGGTATAAATGTTAAGCTAAGTGGCGAAGACAAGACAGACGGCTTTTATGCGCACATGGTTTTTGGTAGCACAAAAGCATGGATAAGTAAAGTAAGAAACAAAGCTGAAAAGGGAAGTCAAAACGCGGTGATTAATAAAATGTCGTCAATGGCATTAAAATATATGAAGGAGTTTCCACGTCAATTTTGGGAGTTATGATAGGAAAAGTAATATACGGGAGATTATCGACTGATACGGCTGTGACTAATATTTGCGGCTTATCTATTTATCCAGACATTGCACCTCAAAATGTGCAATATCCTTTTATTGTTTATACGATAACAAATAGCACTCCCGTAGATTACAAAGACGGGCAAAGTAATTTAGAAGAAATTAATTTACAAATTGATATATATACTAATAATTACGACACTACACAAACACTTGCTAATAATGTGCGTAATAGACTAGATAGGTTTGTGGGCACGGTAAATGGTGTGTCTGTCCAAACAATTAATTATGTGAGTAGTGATTCACAGGTTTACAATGCTGACTTAAATGTTTATTGGATGTCAGTTGATTTCATGGCAAAAATGAAAAGATAATATGAAACTAAGACTTTTAAAAGAATGGAATGGAAAAGAAGCTGGTAATACTGGCGTATTTCTTTCGGAATATGGGGAACAAATGATTAAGGATGGTATAGCGGAGCTACTTGATGAAGATTTTGTAGTGGAAGATATGCCTAAAAAAGAGGAAGTAAAACAAGATCCTGTTTACATTCCTATTCCTGTTCCTGCGGAATATTTCCAAAACGAAGAAGAAGAAAATATTACTAAACCAAAAAATAAATAACCATGCCAACTACTGGAATTATAAACGGTACGTTAATGAGGCTTTACAAGGATAGTGTAGCTATCGGGTATGCTACTTCGTGCCAAATGAATATTTCGTCTGCAATGCGCGAAATTCTTACAAAGGATTCTGCTGCTGGAGGATGGAGAGAAGTAAAGAAAGGACAACTTTCTGGCACACTTTCTACGGAGGCGTTATATGCTGGCCCGGGAGATGCTTCAACAAACTATTTGTTTGACGATCTCTTTACCGACCTCGTGGCTGGCACTGCATTGACCATTAAGTTTACAACCGACGTTGTGGGTGATAATGTTTATACAATGAGTGCCATTTGTACATCATTAGATTTGAATGCTGGCGTGGAAGAAAATGTAAGCTATTCAGCTTCATTTGAAGTTACAGGAGCGATTGTAAAAACTGTTAAAGCATAATTTTAAAAATTACCTAAAATGAAAACAATAAAAATAGCTAATGCGGACATTCCAATTAAATTTGGTATGTTCGTTTTAGGTACATTTTTAAGGGAGAGGAAATTAAAACTTAGTGACCTCTCCCAACTTGGCGAAGATTTATTACTTGCTCTTGAACTTGCTTTTGCTGGTGTTCAACAAGGTTACAAAGCTAAAGGAGAAAAATGTCCTTATGATTTACAATCCTTTTGCGATTTAGTCGATACTGACATGGGTGGCATAGCTCGTATAATGGAAATGATTTCAAACGAGATTTCACCTCCTGAAGATGAAAGCCAAAAAAACGTAGTGGCGAAGGCGGAGAACTTACCCTTGAATACATCGAGCGGTTTTGTTTCGGAGTTTTAAGATTTCCTCCTTCGCAATATAATGACATGAGTTTTAAAGAGGTTGTTATGGCTATGCAAGGTTATAATAATTTTTTTGAACAACAGGAGCAAACAGAATGGGAACGAATAAGATGGCAAACAACACTTTTACTAAATGTCCATACGGCAAAAGGAAAGAGTTTAAAGCCTAAAGATTTAATTGAGTTCCCATGGGAGAATCCTACTAAAAAAGAAACTAAAAGAAGTTTGACAAATACTGACAAAACAATATTTGACAAATGGGATAAAGAAGCATAAATGGCAATAGGTAAACTACTTTTAAAGCTGGGGATTGATACCACTAATCTCGATAAAGAGTTAGGTAAGGTAGAAAAATCTATGACAAGATTTGGACAAAATATGTCAAATCTTGGTAGTACTTTAACCCAGTCATTAACACTACCTATTATTGGTGTCGGTGCGGCTGCTTTAAAATCTTTTGCGGATCCC